GGACGAGCATGGAGCAGGCCTGGATGGCGATCAACCGCAGCGTGTTCAGGCCCACGCGCCTCGTGCTGCCCGGTGATCCACCAGAGTGATCTGACATGTCGGATCGGCCGGGCCATCCAGTCGGCACGATAGCCGCGCTGCTGGACCTGACTGAGCGGCGCGTCCAACAGCTCGCGGGCGAGGGTGTCATCCCGCGCAACGGCCATGGCCGCTACGAGATCAGCTCCGCGGTGCGCGGCTACATCCGCTACCTCCGCGAGCGCGCGGTCCAGGGTGATCCGAAGGGCGCGGACGAGGTTGGCGCATCCAGGGCGATGCTCCTGAAGGCCAGAGCCCGGTTGGCGACACTGGAGGCGGATCAGTTCGAGGGTCAGTTGCTGCGCCGTCCTGACGTCGAGAAGGCGTGGGGCGCGATCCTGGCCAACATCCGGACCAGACTGCTCGCGATCCCGCAGGCCACGGCCCAGGCGATCGTGCATCTCAATACGCCGGGGCAAGTAGCCGGCCTGCTGACAACGGCGGTGTTCGAGGCACTTGACGACATCAATGCAATCCCCGTCTACGTTGACGCCAATCGGAGTTCCGACGCCGAACCTGGCGCTGGCGGTGCGCGGGGCGCTGCAGGCGCTGAAGCCACCGCCGAAGCTGACGGTTTCGCAGTGGGCAGACCAGAAAAGGATGCTCAGCCAAGTATCGTCGGCTGAACCTGGGCGGTGGAGCACAGCGAGGCTTCCCTATCAGCGTGAGATCATGGACGCGATGGGTGATCCGGCGATTCCGCTGGTGGTGCTGATGACCAGCAGCCAAGTCGGCAAAGCGCTGGCCCTGGATACGCCAATCGCAACACCATCCGGCTGGACCGCGATGGGTGATCTAGCGGTTGGTGATGAGTTGTTCGATCAGCTCGGCCGGCGTTGCCGCGTCACGTTCGCCACACCGGTCATGCACGACCGGGAATGCTACCGCGTCATTTTCTCCGATGACTCGTCGATCGTAGCTGATGCCGATCATCTCTGGGCTGTGCAGAGCGACACCGTTCTCGTGCGAGGCACCCCTTGGGGTGGGAGAGGTCCGCGCGAGGGCGTCCTTACTACCCGCGAAATCGCGGCGACGTGCAACTGGATTACCGGGAAGCGGCGCATAGTTCGCAACCGCTACGCGATCCCGGTAACACGCCCGCTTGATCTACCCGACACTGTCCTGCCCATCGACCCTTACACACTGGGCGTCTGGTTGGGCGACGGACACAGCTACTCAGGCAATTTCACGGCGGAGGAGCAGGACCTCCCTCATATCGCCGACGAGCTTGCGACGACGCTAACCATGGCCATTCGACTGTCCGACGACAAGGCGATCCCGGCTGCCTATCTACGGGCTTCCAAGGCGCAGCGGTTGGCACTGTTGCAGGGCCTGATGGACACCGACGGTAGCTGCCACTCTAACGGCCGTTGCGAGATAATTACCACGTCGCCGCTTCTTGCTGCGGGGTATAGCGAGCTGCTGGCGAGCCTTGGCATCAAGTTCACAGCGAAGACGGCGGATGGAGAGCGCCGTCCGGGTGCAGAGGCGACGAGGTTCTCCTTTCTGGCCTATGCGGAGACGCCAGTGTTTCGGATGCCGCGCAAGGTCATGCCGCAGGTATCGCGGCACGGGAGCAGGAGAACGACCGAGACCGAGCGTCGGAGGATCGTTGTGGTTGAGCCGGTCCCGTCAGTGCCGGTGCGCTGCATCCAGGTCGATAGCCTAAGCCATCTGTTCCTCGCTGGGCGGGCGATGATCCCAACCCACAATACCGAAATGACCCTGAATCTATGTGGTTTTCACATGGATCGCGACCCGGCGCCGATCCTGGTGATCCAGCCGACGCTGGACATGGCAAAGGCGTGGTCGAAAGACCGGCTGGCGCCCATGCTGCGCGACAGCCCGACGTTCCGCGGCCTGATAGCCGATCCGCGCACCCGGGATTCAGGCAACACCCTGCTGCACAAAGAGTATGAGGGCGGTCAGATCACCATGGCCGGTGCCAACAGCCCGGCGTCCCTGGCCTCCCGGCCGATCCGCGTCCTGGTCTGCGATGAGGTGGACCGCTATCCGGCATCCGCCGGCGACGAAGGCGACCCGCTAGCACTGGCACAGAAACGCACGACGACGTTCTGGAACCGCAAGACGGTTCTCACCTCGACGCCTACCATCAAGGGGCTGAGCCGGATCGAGCGGGCCTGGGAGACCACGGACCAGCGCTTTTACGAGGTGCCGTGCCCGCAGTGCGGCGCATTCCAAAAGCTCGAATGGGGCGGCAAGACGTCGGCCTACGGGATACGTTGGAGCCAGGACGAGAACGGCCAGCACCTGCCCGATACGGTCGTCTACATCTGCCGTCACAACGGCTGTGTCATCGAGGAGAAGTCGAAGCCGGAGATGATCCGGGAAGGCCGGTGGGTGGCGACGAGGCCGTTCAACGGCATCGCCGGTTTCCACATCTGGGCCGGCTACAGCCTGCACGTCAATTCCGCCTGGCCGACGCTGGTGCGGGAATGGCTGGCCGCCAAGGGCGATCCGTTCACCCGGCAGGCGTTCATCAACCTGGCGCTGGGTCAATCCTACGAGGACCGTGGCGAGCGCGACATCGGCGAGCTGGGGCTGCTGCGCCGCTGCGAGGTCTGGGCCGGCGAGGTGCCGGGGCAGGTGGCGGTGATCACCGTGGGCGCCGACGTCCAGGATGACCGGATCGAGTTGGAAGTTGTCGGCTGGGGCCGCAACGAGGAAAGCTGGTCGATCGCGCATGAGGTCATCGAGGGCGAGCCCGAGAGCCCGCAGGTCTGGACGCAGGTAGACGCCTTCCTGAAGCGGAGATGGCGACGCGCGGATGGCCGCGAGTTCGAGGTCCTCGCCGCGTGCATCGACAGCGGCGGCCATCATACCCAGCGGGTTTACGAGTTCTGCCGGGCGCGGCTCGCGCGCAGGATCTGGGCGATCAAGGGCGAGGCCGCACAGGGCGGAAAGAGGTCGCCTGTATGGCCGACGAAAAGGCCGACGTCGCGGACGAAAGCCACATTCCGGCCGGTCATTGTCGGCGTCAACGCGGCAAAGGACGTGATCCGGGCGCGGCTGCACATTCCCGAACCAGGTCCGGGCTACACCCATTTCCCGGCTGATCGCGACATCAACTACTTCGCGCAGCTCGTCGCTGAGAGGTCGATCGTGAAGCAGACGGCCGGCCATCAGTATCGGGTCTGGGAACTGCCGCCAGGGCGGGCGAACGAGGCGCTGGACTGCCGGGTCTACGCCTATGCGGCGCTGTGCGGCCTGCTGCACTTCGGCCTGAAACTGAACCGGCGGGCCGACGAGGTTCAGGCGAGCGGGCCAGTGGTGCCTGGGGTGGTGGCGCACATCGCGGCGCCACCGGCAGCGGTGACCGAGGCGCAGCACCCGAGGCGGTCGAGACTAAGTCGGATGATAGGCGGTTGATGAGTTTCTTCTTCGACCAGAACAGGACGGTGCTCGCGGGTGTTCCTCGCGCGACCCTGACGGCGTGGCAGGCGCAGCTTCAGGCTGCCGTGCTCAACGTTGCGCTGGGCTCTAACCCACTGTCGCTGTCCTACAGCCAGGGCGATGGATCGAGCAAAACCATCACCCACAACATCGTCAACCAGATGCAGGCGCAGTTCCTCCTGCAGCTCGTCAACCGCTGCCTCGGCCTGCCGCCGGCGCGTCGGCCAATGCGTCCGTTCTATCGATGAGCGGGCCAGTGAAAATTCTTGGTCCGGACGGGCGGGCGCTGCCGCCGGCCCGTCGCGCAATGGCGCTCGCCGGAACCCGCAACACGCCCTACGACGCCGCCGATATGATCGGCGAACACATGGCGGCCTGGCGGCCATATCTGTGGTCAGCCGACGGCGAGCTGAACATGTACCGCGACCGGATCGTGGCCCGGGTGCGTGACGTGGTCCGGAATGACGGGTGGGCGAGTGGCGCGGTCACTCGCATTCTGGACAACGCGATCGGCGCGACGCTGCGGCCGGTCGCCAAGCCGGACTGGCGCTTTCTGCAGCGTATCTCCGGCAACAAGAGTTTTGACCACGCCTGGTCGCGTGAGTTTGGCAGGGCCGTGGACGGTCACTGGAACTCC